CCCATTTCCGAACTTAATCTCATAAAACCCATTTTCATTTAAACGTCTTTCATACACTCTATCATTTGAATTAGAAAGATACAAACTATCTACTTCTTTATAAAGATAGTAGGTATTACTATCAACCTCTTTTACATAGACATCAATAGTATTATCAGCTATAAACTTTTCAGTATTATTATCTATTACGTTTTTAACTACTATAGGAACTACTTCAAACTCTTCTCCTTGAGCGTTATAATCAGGGTATTCTTTTATACTACCTTGATATAAAATTACTGAATCGTTTAAACTTTTAATATTTTGACTTCCCTGAACTGTTTTATTAAACGAATAATCATCAATAAAATTATATTGAAATCCATCTGCTAAAAAGTATGAATTTTTTCTAATTGTGTAATTAGCAACAGCCATATCA